CTCTTCGGTCCGGGCCCCGTCATTCCCGGCCCCTCCTCGACATTGTCGCCGATCTGCTCGCGAATGAACCGCTCGATCTCGCTCGCGGGTATCCGAACCACGCGCTCGCCGATCTTCACGACTCGCAACCTGCCCGACCGTATCAGTTCCTGGACCTTCGTTCGCCCACAAGCGAGGACTTCGCGTACGTCCTTTAGCGTCAATAGTTTTGCTAGCACTTCTTGTATCTCCTTGCGGTGCGACTGCAAGCCCTTTCTGGGACAACTGCGTCCGCTATGCACCGTCGAAGATAAAGAACGTCGTTAGCCGCCATAGGTGGAGGTGGCGTTCTTTTAGGCGACCGAGTCACCCGCCGCTTGACCGCGCTCTTTCTCTAGCCATCCTGATCCCCCTTGCCATAGATCCGGTCAAGCTGGTCCGCGAACTGCAACTGAATCGCGCCGCCGTCCGGCCCCGACAATTCGTGCTTCTGGGTCGGCGACCAGTCCTCACGACGTCGCCGTGCAAGCCACTCCAGCGCGATCTTCGCGTCGATCTCGGTGTGGGTCTTGGTCTCGACAAGCACCCCGCCATCGGGATACTCGATCCGCTTCGTCACCACCACTTCCCGCTCCTGAGCGGCCCGGCGAACGATATCGACCATGGCAAACTCGCACGAAGCCTCAGCCATTTCGACTAAGTCCGAGAAATCCGAGTATTTGCGCATCCAGTCCGCGAACGTATCCTCTGAGATTCCTGCGTGATGGCACGTCGCGCGACGCGTGTTCCCACCCTCAAGCGCGGCCCGGATTTTCTCCAAGACCTCCGGGGTTCGCTTCGTCTTGCGACCGCGCTTAGCCATTGCTATTTCGCCTCCTTGAAACGACCTGCCCTTGTTTCGGCCATGGCGTCAGCGATATCCGCGCCGTACTCGGCCAACATGCCAGGAAAGGCCATCTGGTCCTTCCGCCGACCCCTCGTGTGCTCCCCAGCGAGAATCCCCGTCATTACCGCCGAGAAGTACGAGTCCCACAGCGTCGCGCCCTGCACGCCAGGATCAGTAGCGAAAACGAACTCCTTGCCCTGAACCGCCCCGTGTTGCGGGAACGCCGGAAGCGTCTTCGCGTCAGCCACGCCGCCCTCCCAGAGAATCAAGCCTCGCCATCAGCGCCGCCACCTCGGCCTCGGGAACCTCGCCGCCACCATCCCGAGGTAGCGCCTGATAGTCCCGCACCGGAACCCACGCGATCCTAACCACGTCCCCATCGGGCAAGCCGACCTGGACATGGTCAGACTCCCACACCTGGCGGCACCGCGCAGCAAACTGGGCAGCCGTTGGGAACTCGCCGTCCTCCTGGCAAAACGAGATCGCGGCCCGGCGAAGCAGATCCGGCTCGCCATAGCCCCGGCTCTCGCAGACCGCCACGAACGCCTGAATCGTCGCCGGGCCAAGCCTTCGACCGAACAATTTCAGCCCCGCGCCCTCCATGAGCGCCAAACAATCCGCCATCACTTCCCTGAGGTTCATGCCCCTAAAATCTCCTGAGCCCGATCCCTAAGCGAGCCAGAACCCAAAATCTCCTGAGCCCGGTCACGGACCGACGTTCCACTGGTAGACGCTTGTCCGTTTCGCCTCGTTTCCGGCGGCGGCCGGCCAGCGTTGTCCCACTCCCTGGCCAGCGGCAGGTAGTCCTCGAACTTGGCAGCCCCGAATAGGGTCTCGGGGCGCAGATACTGGCGCATCCTCGGGTCCTTGGCCCACAGCGCAACCCTGTGCTCCACGACGAGGACGAGCTGCTCGACCGTCGCCCCGGACCTTAGCCGGCCTCGCACGTACTGAGCCTGGGCCCCGCCGGGGTCGAACCTCCGCCCACTGAGCGAGTTCAGCGCATCGATGACCGCCGCCACATCCGGGCTAACCCCCCGCGGCGGCTTCTTCCGGCCCTCCGGAGGCTTCGCTTCCACGGCCTCCTCAGGTTCAGCGGGGGGTGCTTGCCCCCCCAAGAGTTCTAAAGGCTCTGGCTTAGGCTCTGGCTTAGGCTCTGGCAGGGGCGAAACGGTCTCGATCGTTTCGCGATCGTTTCGCGAATCATTCTCGAAAAGGGCGCAGCTGCTTCCAGGCTCAGGCGCGACGACCTCCGGAACGGTGTCGGACTGGCTCGCGATCGTTTCGCAACCACTGCGCGACTTCTTCTCGAACGGCGCGCGACCATTCCAGAACGTCTCGCCGTTGTTCGCGAGGGTTTTCTTCGTAGACTCGTCGGCGTGGTCATGCCAGTCGTGAACCACGAGCCTCATCGTCGGGTGCTCTTCGATCCAGCCGTGCTTGCCCTCGCCTCGTGCCTCGATGAGCGCAGAGACCAGGGCGTCCGGATCACCTCGCCAGTAGAGCCCTTCGGCGATAACCGCGTTGGGGTAGCGACCGATGTCGCCTCGCCGCGCGTATTTGGCCGCCCAGTGAAACAGGGCTTCCAGGATGCCCACCGCCTCCAGGCGCGAGCAACCGAGCAGCATCTGGAGCATCACCGTCTTCGGATGTTCGATCGTTCCGCGCTTCACTGGCTACCTCTCTTCTGCAGATCGCGCTCGTGTTTCGCGAGTTTGAGCGCGTCGCTCGTCTGCATGGCCTCCCGCTTTCGCGCCAATAGCGCATGTAGCCGCTGGCGCGTCTCTGGTGTAAGCAGCGCGTGGAATTCCTCGGCGCCACCATCCTCGCGAAGCCTTTCCCATACTCGCGGCGCCAGTACCTCCTTCATCGCTCCACCTCCGCCGCCGCGAGCGTGATCGCGTCAGCGGCCCCCGTGGTATTAGCGGCGGGGGTTGGCCCGGCCCGCTCGGAGGCCGCTCGCTCGACCTCGCGCCAGAGCGAAAGCGCCATGCAGAGCAGGATGCCGAGGAGCACGCCGTAGAGGAGCATCCACGTCGGCCTCGTGTCGGTCGGAGCCCGCCTGATGGCGTTACTCATACCGAGTAGCCGAAGGTCTCGGGGGCGGTTAGTCACACCCTCGGGGGAAGCAGGCTCGTGCTCCAAAATAACGTCCGATAGTTTTCGTGGATTCATAGTCTAACTCCTAGCCGCGCCATCAGCGCCGCCTCTTACTGAATTGCCGATCGAGGAATGTGCTCACTTCCGAACGGGTCATCCCCGCAATCTCGGCGTCCGTTAGGCCGAACTTCCTTAGCCAGAACTTCTGCTTATCACTCGCGCCGCCCGTCTTGTTTCGCCACGGAGCGTCGCGGCGAAGGAACCCGTCAAGACCCGGCCATGCAAGCCGGATCGCATTGTCCGCTGCGTGGAGTGCCTTGGCCGGATCGATGCCCTCGTAAACAACCTCAGAGATCGGCAAACTATCACCCTCGACAAGAACGAGCGTCCACGAACCGAGCACGTCCGAGCGTAGCGTCGCTTTGCGCGTCTTGGTCTTGGTCTCATCGGATCCGCACCAGAGCGAGTACCAACCGTCCGCGACGGTCTGCCAAGCCCAATCCGAACCGCTGACGATCTCCTCGCTGGGCCCGAGGTCGCGCAATAGGTCGACTTCCGCAAGGACGCTGTCCAGGCTCGCGAGGTCGAATGGTCTACGCCCAAGCCGCGCCCGCAAGTCGTCCGGCAGAGCATCAATCCGCATCGCGAGCTGCTTGAACGAGTCGCCCTTCTGGCTTGCCGTCTGCGGTAATCCAAGGACGCCAGGGACGCTTGCCAGACTCTTGTCGTCGCCCGCGCCCTCAACATCGATGACGATGCAGTCCTGCTTGCCCGGCGCCGTGCGAAGGCCGCGCCCGATCATCTGCACGAACAGGCTCCATGATTTCGTCGGGCGAAGCAACAGAACGCACGACGCTTCTGGACAATTACCTAGGATCACGACCTTTCCGCCGCGCCTAGTGATCAGCGTGGAGTTTCGGTTCGTTACGCACCAAACTTCCTCTCCGACCTTCGGTTCTTGGAGGGTAATTCTCGTTGACCTAGGGTCGCTCGGATACGTGGACATCCACTGCCGGTCGCGGACCGTGATTCGCCACACTTGCCCGCCTGAAGGGGTTGACTCCTCAGCGCAGCTAGTGGCGAACCCACGCCTAACGGCCATCGCGGTCAGGCGGTCCGCTTGCTCCTTGCGTGGCATCCAAAGCCACCCCGACGAATTCGCCTTCTGCGCACCGTTGCCCAGCATCATCTCGTCCCAAAGAACCCTGAACTGCCTTGGCGACAGTTGCTCTAGGGTCAAGGGAATCGATTTGTCAAGGTACTGGCCGAGATAGTTATGGCCGTTTCGAGCCAATGAGCCATAGCCGGTTCCCTTTGGGATTCGGAACTCGTAGCATGCCGCGCCGCCCTCGAACCCGGTCTTGTTTTCTCGTAGCCGCTCCGAAAAGTCGAGCCCCAGCCGAGTTAGCAAGGCGCGGATGTGCTCATGGTGCTTCGTCTCTGACTGAGAAATCGTGATCGCGCCGCGTTCGTAGCATCCGTCCGTTAGGAACCAGCCGATGAATCGGATCTCATCATCGCTCAGATGACACTCGGGGAAGTCATCGAACTTCTGGTCAACACCCGCCAGCGGCAGCCGGAACTCAGCCCGCCGCTCTGACAGGTCGCGACCAGACTTCACGTACCACCTCTGGCCCGCGGCACCCTTGCTGCGCTGCTTGATGTGGAACTCGTGCCCCTCAGTCACTCGGATATCGAAGTGCTGGCTCTCGAAGACAGTCATCTTCTCTCCGTGTGCGACCGGACGCCGAACGATTCGGTCTATGGGAACCAGTTCGACGCGCTCCGACGCTCGGTTGAGGGAGTACACGAAATCGGTGGGGTCGATATCATTCATCCCTACCCAGCCCCGGCCCGTCAGTACCTCCGTCTCTGAGTCCAAGCAATCGAAGCCCTCGGTCGCAATGTTCATGTTGCACAGCACCTGCGTTTCGCCCGACTTGAAGCGCGACATGATCCCGGACCGGAGCCCCTTGTCCATCGTGCCGTCCACGGCCTCGGCCACTATGCCCTGATCGACAAAGAGACCCGCCATAGCGTGGGCGTGATCGACCGACGTGCAAAACACGATCGTACGCCGGTCAATCGCGACCTTCGCCCAGTAAGCCAGGGCCTCGAGGTTGTTACGGTTCGTGTTGACGCGCTTGTCGAGGTCCTTCTGGTTGTAGTCGCCCGCGGTGGTCTTGACGCCCTGCAGCGAATACGAGGCCTCGCAGCGGTAGGCCCGGATATCGCAGAGCCAGCCGTCCATGATCATCGGCTTGATGCCGTACTCGAACAGCACCGCCTCATAGATCGCTTCGCCCCCATGCAGGGGCCGGTTATCCATTCGGTGAGCCGTCGCCGTAACGCCAAGGTGGAACGGCGGGTTCTCGCCATGGCAGCCGAACCGCTTGTAAACCATCTGGTAGGTCTCAGCGGGGGCGTGATGGCACTCATCGGTGACGATCAACGTCGGCCGCAACCACCCAAGCCGAGAGGTTCCCGCCCGCCCTATCGTTTGCACAGATGCAACGACCGCTTCGGCTGTACCGATCGCCCGTCGATCGCCACCTTCGATGTCGACGCGGGCATCGGTCATAGACGCGATCCGGTCCGCAGCCTGCTCTACAAGCTCGTCGCGGTGGGCAAGGATCAAAGACCTTCCGCCACGCTTCGCCTCTTGGCCAATAAGGTGGCTAAAGATCGTGGTCTTGCCGCCACCGGTGGCCAGAACGATCAGTCCTGATCGCAGGCCGCGCGCACGGGCCGCGTCCACAGCGGAAGCGGCCTGCTCCTGGTAGGGGCGGAGCGTGATCTCGCCGGACTGCCTTGGAGGATCGAACAAGGTCGTCATTCGATCTCGTCCTGCTCTGGCTCGTCCCTGAGCTTTCGCGTTACGACGACCAGGCCCTCGGCCAACACGGGCAACTCGGGCGGGTCCTCGCCCAGCTCGAACTGATATGCGTCGGGCTCGAACGTGAACCGGAAACCGAGCCGGTCTTGATCGGGCGAACGTGGCTCAAGTAGCTCAACCGAGGACGCTCCCGCTGCTTCGGCTACGACTGCGATCGTCTTGAGAACCTCGGGCCGCATGTGGCCAACACTGCGAAACTCCGCGAGCTGGCTAACCACCGCGCCGACATCGACATGGTAGGGCTCAATCTCCCCGTTTGCGTCGATCATGCGCGCGATGTCGTCAAGCTCGACCGCCGCGTCGTAGATCAGCGCCCGTTCCGCTTCGACCAGCGCTTCGTTTCGCTGGGTGGCGTCGTAGGCTTCGGCCCTCTTGCCGATGATGATGGCCGACTGGCCGTTGGTCGCGACGAACGACTCAGGAGCTACGCCGATCGATGACGCAATGGTCGTTTCGCCCTTGTAGGGTCTCGAAGCGAAGCACTTGACGATGGCCTTCAGCAGCTTGCCGCCGATGACGCCACGCAGGCGTGAGCCGAACTCCGAACCCTCAGCTTTACGGGGCATCTCTCCATTCGCGGCCCTTCGCAGCTGATCATCGGTTACGGTGACGGACTGATTGCCAGACGAAATAGTGACTGTGGTCTTAGACTTATTCATGTGTTTTCTCCTCATGGCGAGACCAGCCCAGCGGCCATCAGCCGCGCAAACTCGCAGATGCAAACCGCGTCCGCTTCGTGATCCGAATCGGCCTGCTTGTAGAGCAGTAGAGCCGCGCGCAGCATCGACAGTTCCTTGGTTGCACCTACTGTAGAGCCAAGTAGGTGCTTTTGCCAGACCCGCGGATCGACGCGGAACACCTGCCGCTTAGCAAACTCGCGTTGAAGCACGCGCTCCCACGCGAGCGCCGCTGCCCGCACTTCCTTCGTACCGCGCCCCGACCACGTCGGGCACTCGATCAGGGCCAGAACGCGCAACTCTTCACGGCGGGCGATCTCGGCGGTTTTCCGCAACAGCTCGCACGCCGTAATCGATTCCACGGGCCCGCATTCCTCGGTCTCCATCGCGGCTCCGTCGACGCTCAGAACCGCGATTCCGTTATGGCGTATGGACGGGTCGATCCCGATAATGATATCGGGTGGCTTGATCTTCATGGCGTCGCATCCTTGCCCAAGATCGGGCGGGCGGTTCCGTACGTCATGTTCGGCTCGATCTCGAAGACTGACGCTTCGGCGAGCGTCATGACTCTGATCGTAGGATCGCTATACGGGTTGTGGTAGTTGCGGACCTCGACGCGGTCGCCGACGATCTCCCAGACGAATCCGATCGACTGGCCGCCGTGGTACAACCGGTCGCCGGGGAAGAGCGCGCGGATCATGCGACCTCCTCATCGAACAATGAGCCTTGCAGGTTCGCAGCTTTCAGGTTAGCGACGGCTTGCTCAAAGTACGACTCCTTGAGTTCGACCCCTACGAACCTGCGCCCCATCTGAAGCGCGACGTAGCCCTCAGATCCGATCCCCATGAACGGAGAGAGAACAAGATCGCCAGGATTGGACCATAACTCAATCGCTCGCCTGATCACGCCAAGTTGCAATGGGCAAATATGCCGCTCATCTTCTTCTTCTCGCGCGCTCTCACGTTGCAATGTATCAGATGGGTTAATGTCCATCCACACAGGAGATGCCACATTTTGCCACCAGTCGACCGGATAGTGATCCGGGTCCTTGGTGATCGGCTCGGAGTTTATGCCATCCTTGCGCATGGTCACCAAGTAATCGGGTATCCCTTGTCTGGATAATGCACTGTCTTTCTTCAGCTGCTTGTAAAGCAAGCCGATAGCCTTGGTCCTCTGCATGGCCGTTACCGGATTCTTCCAGATGCACACCTCCGACGCAAACACGAATCCGGCAGACTCGAATGCCCTGATAAGCATCCCGCGAAAGTCCTTGAGGCCAATGACGCCATCCCGCTCTTTGGATCGGGGCAGGTTCATGCAGTGAAACGACAGAACACGGCCAGGTTTCAATACCCGATATAGTTCAGGAGTCAGGTATGCGAACTGCTCAAAGAACTCATCGTCAGTTCGCACGTTGCCAAAGTCTTCAGGCTTATCCGAGTATGTGTAAAGGCTCGCGAACGGTGGCGAGAATACCGAGTAGTCGATACTGTTCTCTTCCATCGCAGTCAGCGCACGTACGCAGTCGCCATTGATCGCCGACCATTCATTCCCCGTGATTCTGTTCACGATAATCCTCCTACGTAGCGCCGTATTTGTGCGCTCATTCCTTCGAAAGCATCCTGCTTGTGAGCCAATGAGTCATAGACGCATGACTCGTGATCGGTTGTAACGACGTGAACATGAACAGAGCGAGATTGCCCAAACCTCCAACACCGCCGAACTGCTTGATAGAACTGCTCGAATGAGTAGTTAACACCTACGAAGCCTACGCGGGCGCAATGCTGCCAGTTCATTCCAAAGCCGGCGATACTAGGCTTGGTAACGAGGACGCGGTATATACCATGCGCAAATCCTAATAGGCGATCTTCCTTGACATCGTCACGGTCTGAGCCCTGGACGCCAACGGCATCAGGTATAGCGCGCAAGAGCCGATCATGCTCGTCATTCGTGTTACACCAGATGAGCCACGATTCATTCGGCTCTTGCGCGACGATGCTTGCCAGTTCAGCCGTGCGACGCTCGGACGTTGACCGTCCGACGCGATGCAGATCCAGAGCAGAGATGCGAGACGGGCCAAACAAGGTGCCCGTCGCATCAACGGGAGCGTGAACGGCATGCGTTTCAATCATCAGGTCTGGCAATTTAAAGCCCTTGTCTGAGTATCCGATATCCGACGGCTTGCTGTAACATGCGGCCCAAGATGAGACCCATTCCCAGAAGTCGGATACTCCATGCTTTTTGAGCCGCCACTTCGAGGTCTCGCCTCCGTCATGGGTAAAGAACTCCGCAAGCATCTCTGCCCTCGTCATTGCCCCCATGAACTCCGAGTGTGTCCCGAGTTCCATGTAGTCGTTAGGCGCGGGCGTGGCCGAGAATGCAAACCTCCAAGGAGTGTTGCTGAATCGGGCTTGCAAGCTCTGGCGATACTTTCCGTCATGAGACTTCAGGATGCTCGACTCGTCAAGAATCACTGCGTCCCATGATTCAAGTTCGGTCAGGTGCAATCCTTGGTAATTGACAATCGCGTGCTTCGCGCTTGCATCGGACTCCTTGCGCACCATCACTAGATCCACGTCTAACTCGTGTGCCTTCTCTATAGTTTGCCCAGATACAGCCAGCGGAGCAACGATAAGGGTTCTCAAGTCCGAGAGCTGGCGTACTAGCTCGATTTGCATATAGGTCTTGCCAAGACCGGTACCTGCGAACACGCACGCACGCCCCTTGCGCATCGCCCATTCGACGGTAGCCGCCTGAAACGGAAACAGCGATGGATGCATGGGCGCAACGGGTCTACCCGTCTCAATGTGACGCGCCTTTTTGGCGACAATGAACTCTTCATACGTCATTCCGCCCCACCCCACTGCTCGATGATCCGGTCGCAAACCGCTATCACGTCGATGACCTCGTCTAGTTCGCGCTGCAACTCAGCAGCACGATCAGCGAAAGTGCCCTTCATGAAATGCGCTTGCGTCACTACTTCGGCGCTGCCTTCTCGCAACGATTCCCTAATGAGCACCATCGGGGTCTTGCAGTCAGGCCCACCGTTGATCGTCGTTGCTTCCTCGCACTCCTCATACTCGTCGACCTCTTCGACGAGCACGCCGTACGCCTCATGCAAGGACGCGAACGGCCCGTAGCGGACGGATGCGCGTTCGGCGACGAGTCGCGCACGCTCCCAGATCAGTGCTGCCGCGCGCACTTCCTTCGTCCCGCGGCCCGACCACGTCGGGCACTCGATCAAGGCGAAGACATGGCAGCCGGCACTCGCCGCCTTGCCGGCCGTCTCGTTGAGCAATTCGCACGAGCCGATATCCTCGACGAAGCCGAACTCCGCGACCGCTATCGCGCGAGTCGCCATGTCAAGAACCGCGAGTCCGTTATGTCGCTGGCTCGGATCGACCCCGAGAATCAGACCTGGTGTAGGGATCGGTCGCCGGCTCATAGCGTCACCCCTGCTGAGTCGTCCCAGCGGCGTTCACCGAGCGCCGAAACCGGGATCGCCGATAGTCGCAGATCAGAGGTCGCGCTACGCAAGTCCACGACCATCTCACCGTCTACGGTGTAGGCCTCGCTCGCGCAGTAGAACCGCCTCGATGCGCCGTTGATGACCAGCCGGACGTGCTCGCCACGTCGAGGCGGCTGTACCGAGGCCGGCCGCCTATGCCAGCAAACGCACGAGGCGAACCCGAGCGGCGACGGCTTGCGCAGCTCGGCCTCCACCTCGGCGGCAGGCGGACAGTCGAATCTGAAGCGAGCGATCATAACTCACCTCGCTCTCGGGCAACCTTCAGCCGAGCACCGATCGGGCCGATGTACGTCGCAGGGAGTCCAAGTTCCGCCACGATCTCTTTGGGGGACTTGCCGGCACGTGCCAGCTCGAGCACCGCCGGCGGCAACGTGGTTGATTTGCTGGCATTTGAACCTAGTTTCTTCCTCGCGGCCGCTCGCTGAGTCCGCCTGTCCCTGGCTTCCTGGCCCTCCGCCGCTAAGTTGAGCAGATCGGACAGCACGTCTAGCCGTATCTCCACGATCGTTGCTGACAGCCGCTCCGACACGAGTCGCGCGACCTCCTCTTTGGCGGCCTTGCGCTTCGCGATCGTTTGCGAACGCACCTCGTCGAGGTTCGTGCATGCCTGTAACGACAGGCAGTCCGGCAATGCGCCTTCGCTCATTTGCCCACCGCCGCCTTGATCGTCACCGCCTCGTGTTCTTCGACGACCTCGAGCCCGCTGCCTTGAGGTGGCGTGATAGCGCCTACCCGCGAGACCAAGAACTCCAGTTTGGCGTCCGTATACCCAACGGCAGAGATGATCTCGTCACGTATGCACTCCGTTTCCAGCGCGAGATCGAAAGTGACACGCAGGGCATCCGGACATGCTTGAAGAGCCCAGCGAGCCGCCTTCTCGGGGTCGGAGACCGTTAGCCTGGCTGGGACCGTGCGAAACGACACCGAACCGTAATAACCGCGCCAAGTCTTGGTCTTGCCCAGATTCGCGCGAGCGAAGTGAGCGAGTTCGGGCCCGAAGCGCCACTCCAGCGCCGCTCGCCGTCGCGCCAGGTCCGCCTTCATCTTCTCGGCGTTCGCCAAGATCGCACGGGCCTGCTGGACGATGGCCGAGCTGTCGATCGCCGAAATCTCGGTGTCGAGAGCGAGCATCTTGCCCAGCACCCAGTCTGCGCGCTCGCGCGAGTCGATGACGAATGCCGGCTCTGGCGGATGGACTGCGAGGACCTCGCCGGTCTCCGGGTCGACCTCATAGACGGCATCGCCCGCAGGAATGAGGCTAAGGACTTCCCCGGTCTCCCGTGGCAGAGCCGTATACTCCGCGCTCATTCGAGCGCGAACGGGTCGTATTCCCCGCCCTCCACCGGCTTTTCCGCAACCGCCGCAACCGACTGCGCACTGCCGTCGTCGTAGTACGGCAGGCGCTTAACGGTGTCTTCGATCCACTCCTCGCGAAGCATCGCGTTCGAGTTTTTTGCGATATCCAGCTTCGGCCCCTTGAGGCCGTCGTACCTGACGAACTCCACGCCCGAGTCGACCGGCTCAATGCGCATCTCCTGGCCGCCCACCACCTTCATCAGCGTCAGGCCCGGGCTCTTATGGCCTTCGGTCGTCATCACAAAGGCTTTCAGTACCACGTGCTCGCCGCGGGTAACCCCCGGAAGCCGCCGGGCAACCGCGAACGCCGCCGTCGACGATGCGCGAAGAGCGACCTTGAGCGCGAAGGATTCGCCCGCCTTGACCTGGGTCAGGACGACGACCATCTCGTTGTATTCCTCGACGCCCTTAGACGGGTTCCCCTCGTTGAGCCGGAACTGAACCGACTGTAGCAACCCGGACACGAACGAATAGTCATCCTCGCGCTGCGCGTCCTTATTCCACTTCGTCAGCTTCCCGACCGGCACCTTCTGGCCGCCATCCTCACGGTAGGCCCGGTACCGGAACCAGATCGAATTACTCTCGCGGTTGCCATAACCGCCAACGTCGTCAGACATCATTTGCCTCCATCAGGCTTGGGGATGCCCTCCCCGGAAGGCGACGGAGTGGTATCGTTATTTGGAATCTGCTGATTCACTCCCGTCGAAAGATGGGACCGGCCCCCATCAACGCCCTGCAAGGCGTGGGGGCCACTACTATTTGGCATGGGGCTCGGATCGCCTTTTCGCCGACGACCAAACAATCGGACCCTCCAATTCGTGGCCGTCCGCTCAGTCAGGTCGTATAACCGCGCCAGCGCAATGTCGGACAGGCCCGACTCCACATCGCGAAGGAACTCCGCCTGCCGCGCGACATCGAGCTTGCCTCGTCTTTTCGGTAATTCCGAAATCATACGCTCTGCATTATAACCGGGTTTCGGAAAATTCGCATACCAATTTGCGAAAAACTGCGGATTTTGTCAGGCGAAGTGCCGGATTTTCCGAAAACTCTGATATAATACCAATACGGGCTCGTTGCAGCGGGCCCAGAACCAGACAGGAGGAATCAGCAAGATGGCATTAGCCGCAACCAACCCGATCACCGGCCAGCCCTACCGAAGGGGCTACAATCCGGGCGCCGAGTCTGGCGCGATCGTTTTCGAGGTCGAGCAGCGACGGGACCGCGTTCTCGTCGCCTCGGTCCGCTCATTCACGCAGGCGGGCGTCCGCTACACGATCGAGGTCAATTGCCGAACCGGACAGTGCAGGTGCTCGTGCCAGGCCTGCCAACAGGCGATCAAGCGGGCCGGTTGCTACCCTTCGCTCCAAGCGGAGCGAGGCTACTGCAAGCACATCTCGGCCTGGTGGGCCGAGTTGGCGAGCGAGGTCATCGCGATCAATGCGGAGGCGTCGCGATGAGCGACCGCCTGCAACATTGGGGCCACCGGTTCGCCGGCCAGGCAGTCGCGTGCTTCGGCAGCGAGCAGCGCGCCCTCGCTCAACTCCGATACCAGCTCGACTCCATGCCCTCGGTCCAGCGATGGCGAGGGCGACAGAGCCGGCGAGTGCACGAGATCGCGATCGAGTGCCTGGAGCGCTCGATCCGCGCTCGCGCAATGTACGAGACCCACCGCCGATCGGGCTACGGGGCCCAGGAGGCGCTTCGGCTGACGAAGGCCAGCCTGCTGCACCCCCGCGCGATCTATGTCGCCGACGACCAGATGAGCGAAGCCGAGTGGCGCGCGCTCGGCCAGACCCCGATGTTGGCCACAAGAAATTTCCGGGAGGATTGAATCTGATGAGTGAGGTATCCGGTTTTGGCGTCATTAGTTTCTGCGGAGTGTGTGGAGGCCTGATTTATTCATTGATCCCAACAGGCGCGCTGGCCCCGTGCACATGCTGCCCAGACGACGGGGAACTTGCGGAGGACTGGGAGTGATCCCGGGTCCGGGTCCGGGTCCGGGGCCGGGTCCGGGTACGGGGCCGGGGACGGGGGCCCAGCGTAATGAGTAGCCGCAACGGTCGCCCCGCGACCCCCGAGAGCGTCACGAATCGCCCTATGCGGGCCCGCCTGCTCGCCGAAGGCGGCACGATCCGGGCGAGTCGCCGGGAGCCGCGCCTGCCGCTCTTCGCCTTAGGCGTCCTGTTTGGCATCCTGTTCTGCCTGGCGCTCAGCGTGTGGCAGACGGCTCATCGCGAGGCCGAGCGCGAGCGCGGGGCAATCGTGCTCCCGCTCACCCAACCGCGTGAGGCCTCGCGGGGGGTAACCGAATGACCGACGCCCCCCGAAGTCAGGTGAATTACCTAACCAACGCGGACATTGTGCGCAAACTCTGGGAGTTCGCTGGCGCGCAAGGCAGTCAGAAAGCCGCCGCCGCAGTGATGGCGGTGCTCATCGAGAAGATGCCGCTCGACGAGGCGGCAAAGGCTGCCCATGACGCAGCCGACGCAATGCTCGCGGAGCTGCATCGGCGCGATCGGGAGTGCCGGGAGGCCGAGGAACGCGATCGGGCCCGTGCCGATGAGTTGGTGGATCGCATTTGGCCAGATTACGAGGCCCGGAATAGGGCATCGCTGCAAACTATCGCAGCGATCGAAGCCGCCATTGACAACCTCGCGCGAGTGGCGAGGCGCCACCGATTCGACGAGGCCGCTGTTCGCGCGGAGGTGTTGCCATGAGGCTCACGTACGAAGAGGCCGCTCAGTTTAAGGCGGCCATCCGCGTCGAATACAACGACCGGAACGCCACCCCGCTGCGCGGGTGCGATTACCTGGCGTGGGTGCCAGGCATGGAGGAGGAGTTCGCCACCACGTGGGGGCGAACTCCCGATGAGGCCCGCGCGTGGATGGAGGAGTGTATCGACGAGATCGCCGAGGAGGGTGGCTGCTCGCCGTTCCTCGGCGAGCAGTTTATGGAGGACCCGAATTGAAGCCTCTCACACTCACAAACCTGCAGGCCGACGGAGCCTGCGCTGATGGTCTAGCCTGGATTGCGCCGCTACTTGAGGCTGGTGGTCCGTCGGAAGCCGACTGGGGCCGCCGACCCTTTTATTGGGACTGGGCGCTATACCGGGGTTATGATGTCCCGGTCACGGCCGAACTAGCCCGGCGCAATCCATGGTCGGCGTTCAAGTTCGCCTTGGATCATCTCGACGACGAACTCGTGGCCGAACTCGCCCGGCTCGATCCATGGGCGGCGTTTGTGTTCGCCAAAAAGCGCTTGAGCGACGAACTCGTGGCCGAACTCGCCCGGCTGGATCCATGGGCGGCATTTGAGTACGCCCTAGATCGGCTAGACGACGACGACGCCCGCGTGGTGGAAGTCGCCGTCGCCATGGCCGAGGCCTGCCTGCGACTCGCGCTCGCGAGGATTCAGCAGGGCGAATTCAAAGGCCACGCCGTCCCTGATCCGACCGCCAAGTGGCGCGCACGCTGGGACTCGCTCGGCGGAGGCGAGATCGGCCTTTCGATCGAATCAGCCCAGCCCGTCGAGCGAGGCACCCTTCACGCCGTCACCGCCAGGCTCTACGCCCTGGGCTTCCCCTCTGCGCTCTGCATAGTGCGGGGCAAGGGCCACGAGTGGCTCATCGCTCTCGAGGTCAGCGAGGTGGAGCCATGAAGAGCCGCTTCATCGTTCTGGCCGCCCAGCGGCGCTGGGTCGTCGTCGATCGGCAGGGAGACACCCTCTGCCTCACCCAGTTTGCCAGCAAGCGGCACGCCCTCCGGCTCGCCGCCTTGCTCGAGCGTGAGTATGCCCGCGAGGGGGTGCCCGCATGAAACTCTCAGAACTGTTCGAAAATCACACCCCGCCCGAAGCCCCCTCTCCGGAGGGGGTGACGAACCGTCCGCGCGATCTACGTCTGCTGGCCATGTCCGGCGCGATCCGGCAGGCCCCACGCGAGCCGTCTCGTCTCGGCCTGCTCGCGATCGGCGTCCTCACCAGCGGAGTGAAAAATGAGTAACCTGAAAATTACCAACCTGTCTGGCGCGACCCTGTGGGAAGGCCCCGCCCAGACGACGAAGGAGGCCGTTGAGGCTGCGCTAGCAGCCCGGGCCAACCTCGCCCGGGCCAACCTCCGCGGGGCCGACCTCACCGGGGCCTACCTCACCGGGGCCTACCTCACCCGGGCCGACCTCGGCGGGGCCAACCTCGAAGGGGCCAACCTCGGCGGGGCCGACCTCGGCTGGGCCAACCTCGGCGGGGCCGACCTGGCCGGGGCCTACCTCACCGGGGCCAACCTCGGCGGGGCCAACCTCGAAGGGGCCAACCTCGGCGGGGCCAACCTTACCGGGGCCTACCTCACCTGGGCCTACCTCACCTGGGCCTACCTCACCCGGGCCGACCTCGGCGGGGCCAACCTCGAAGGGGCCAACCTCGGCTGGGCCAACCTCGGCGGGGCCAACCTCGAAGGGGCCAACCTCGGCTGGGC